GTCTTCTCCCTCTTCGAGAGTGTCTTCGTCTGTTGCTTCCTCTTCTTCGAGCTTTGTCTCTAAAAAGTTTTCAGTAAGGTTCTTGATGTTTGCAAATTTCATCATCTTGCGAATTTCGCCTTCATTAAGCATTTGCTTTTTCATTGGGTAATCTCCTTGCGATATTTGTTAAAAGTAGTAGTAAAAGATTTTTTATCTTTCACAATATATAGTTCACTAATTCGTTAACAAGCTGTTTTTTATTCACAAATAAGAAGCTCTCGCAGATACTCTTCATTCAAAGAGGTTTCCTTTTTGAGTGCTTTCATTAATTTGCCAAGCGCTTTGTCCTCTAATTGCTTTACGCGGACGAAACTAATGTCCAGACGTTTGGCTACTTCGCGCAGTGAAAGGTTGTTATTCTTATTGATTGTCTCATAGGTACAATTTAAATCTGCTGGATAATCTATCCACATTCTACATTCTTGAACCTTGCAGGCTTTACACTTCTGCCTACACTCTTTAATACATTTCATAAATTTGGATGCTCCTCTTCCATTATGTCAAAAAAATTCTCAATATCAGTATCGTCTAATCCGAACTTGTTCTTTGTCTCTTGAGCCTTTTCGACTCCCTTAAGTATCTTCTTTGAATGTGACCTACCTTCTAATTGATTATCTCGTTTAAATTTCTCTATAAACATAATCAAGTTCTCATCTCTTTCAAGGTAGCCCGACATCATCATCCGAAAGAACATTGATTGGTTTAAATTATCAGTCCTTAAGCGAACTTTCAAGTCGGTTTGTCGCTTGCCCGTATCGTAGAACATAAACTTCTTACGGTCGGCTGGGCTTGGGATTGTTGGGTCTTTCATTCTTCTCCTTTTGTATCTGCTTCAGCAGGATCGTAATCAGTCTCCCAGCATCCAGATTCGGGATCAACGCTATAACGGTAGATGCCATGCTGATCTTCTTTGGTGTCGAAGCAGCAACTGCAAAACTGCCAAGTGCGTGCTTTGACTGGATCGCCAAAGGGTTGCCCACGGGAGCACCTTTGAATGCCCCTTTCTCCACTAGGGTACAGGCACTCGCGTTTTTCCCAGCCGTCACATTCGTATATGATAGGCTCTGTGCAAGTCAGAAGCAGAGCCAAGGATGTTATAGGTAGTAGCCTCACTTGTTCCTTCCTAGAATGTGAGTGCTGCTTTCTGTACGTCCAGCAGTACTTTGCTTAATAAATTTACTCTTTTGTTGGAACTCTTTTAAGGTAGTAACGCCTGTATAAGATAGCCCACTAGCAATCCCACCGTGAAAATCTTGAAGGATTTGCTCGACACCGCCCTTGTAAGGGACTGTAGTAGAAATTCCTTCTGGAGTTGAGGATCTTCCACGATAATCTTTTTGCGCGTTTCGCGAAGCCATGCCTCTGTAGACTTTGTATTTAATTCCGTCGTTTGTTTTAAGGACATCTCCTGGTGTTTCCCTAGTGCCTGCTAAAAGAGAGCCTGCCATTACAAAGTCAGCACCGGCTGCGAACGCTTTTACCATATCACCTGTTGTCTTAATACCGCCATCAGCAATAATTTTTGTATCATATTTTGTTCTTGCACAATCGAGGACGCTCTGTAAAGTAGGCACCCCGTGACCAGTAACTAGTCTCGTGCTACAGATTGAACCTCCGCCAATTCCAACTCGGATGCTGTCGGCTCCCCATTCAGATAGGGCATCGAAGGCTTCAAGTGTCGCCACGTTACCAGCCATAATATGGACAGAGCTAGCAAAAGTATTCTTTAATTCTGTCAAGGATTTCTTAACCAAGGCATGATGTCCGTGGGCAACGTCCAAGCATAAAACTTGTACTCCTGCTTCACACATAGCCATCGCCCTTTCATAGTAATCACCAGTGACTCCAATAGCAGCAGCGAGTTTGGCATCGGGATTTGCTTTGAATACTTTTCGCACCATTCTCAACTGTTCATCAATTGTATTATAGCGATGTAATACAGAAAGTCCACCAGCTTTGTCCATTGCCAAAGCCATCTCGGATTCACTAATCGTATCCATAGGGCTGGAGATGACAGGCAGTGCTAACTTTAGTACATCGTCTAGCTCTGATGTCAAGTCAATATGCTTGCGGCTCATTACTTCGCTGTATTGTGGTAGTAGTAACACATCATCATATGATAGTGTTTCTTTTAGCTTCTCATCATAAGACCAATCTTTAGGGCTTTGTACTTGCATGGCGTGCTTCCTCCTTTAGTTGCACCAGGTATCGACTAAGATACCAAACTGCCTTCTCGATATCCTCAACGGGACTTCCTTTATGCTTGTGGCGGACGACATACTTTATGACATTCCCACAATTGAAATTCAGATCCCACGCTTCAATTGCGTCTATCACTTCAAGCTTTGAAGCATTGTAGTGAGGGGGATGGTCTACCTTTTCAGAGGCAGGAGCGCAGCCTTGACCTTCTGGTACGTTGGGGCAGCGTCCGCATCCTTTCTTTTTCTTCTTAGCTTTTTCCATTTTATTCTCCTGTCTCCTCTTGAGTTTTCACTTCGTTTAATAGGGCATTCTCTCCCCATAACTCTGTAGCTTTTTCATTGTAAGCTAGGGCAGCTTGATGCTCACAGATGAAGACGCCGATGTGGGTTTTTTTTCCTTTGTGGAAAATTTGTGCTTGCCATTTTTTTTCTCTCTTATCCCAGCTAACCCCTTTATATTGTGAGGAGGAGTTTTTGTTGGACCGCCTGTTTTGACCATTCTGGGATGGGGTTACTTCTCTTAAATTATCTTTTCTGTTGTCTAATCCAGTGCGAATACCATCGTGGTTTATGTGGTCAACAACCAATCCCTTCCGGGGCTTTCCCATTATAAGATGATGGAGTTGAAGGCACGTCCTTCGTCTTCGTCGTAGCTCTTTGCCTTGCCAAGTGTAATGATACCACCCTCCGTCTGGATGGGGGATGCTGGTTCCGGCATAAGGGTAGCTACAATGTGAGTTGGCTTGAATCACCCACTTATACTCCTTAACCTTATCCCAGTCTTCTGTGTCTATGATGATTGTGTGTTTACCTGGGAAGTATTTATTCTTAGTCTCCACAAAGATGTGTGTTGTTCCGTCTTCGTTGTGTTTGAATTGGTTTTTCACTTGTCAGTGCTCCCTAAAGCTCCATCGCCCCTATCAGAGATAGTGATTGGATACCAGTTGTAAAGATTTCCTGATTCAGTTTCCATCGCACGGAAAGGGATTATCGGCAGTAGGACCACTTGTGCGATCTTAACTTGTGGTCCTATTATCTGGTGTGTGGTGCCTATGTTATGTAAGTCGATAAACACCTCACCGTCATAGCCAGAGTCAATTACATGAGCGCCGACGACGAGGTTCCTCTTCGCTGCGACGGATGACCGATTCATCACCTGGAGCATGTAACCGTGAGGCACGCCAAAGCGGAGCCCCGTTTGTAATCGGGCGCTCGTACCAGGAGCGAGCGTTACTCCTTGCCCATCAATAGGGTTAAAGTAAACGTCCAACCCTGCATCGCTTGGGTTCCCTCTTGTCGGAGGGATTACGTTGTCTCTGACTCTCGTGTACTCAATTATCATTTTTTGCTTCTATCCTTTTCTTGAAGTCCTCAATAACACTTAGGGCTTTGCCCCAGCAGGTAGGACAGTAAAGGCGGACGGTGCCCTCTTCTTCTTTGACAACAACATTCCAACTCTTAACCTGTGTCGGATTCTTCTTATCAAACGGTGACTGACAAGTTTCACAGTGGTCACCGAGCTTCCCAAAGAAAGTCATTTTCTCTTGGATATCTTTCTTACTTTCTTTATACTTTTTGCGTCTAAATTTCTTATCCATACTTGACATAATATACCTCCGTTTATCGTATAAGTCAACCTAATAGTTTAAAGTTCTGCCTAATAGACTTCGTGGAATATCCCCAGATAGGATGGTATTCCAAAGAAGATGCGTATACCCTGTTCAGGTGAAGTACATCCGAGCCTGGTACAATGCCCCAGCAGCGGATTGTAGAGATCGTAGATGTTTCATCAATTACTTTTACAATCCAGTATTCTCGACCTGTCTTGGTCTTCCGCTTTACAATTTCCCTCGGTATAAACCAGGCTGCTTTGAGGGCTTGGTCCCAGTTGCCAAGAGGCGGTACTTTGTAGCGGTCAATCATCTCTCTAATCTCATGAGTCATCACAAGGTCGAAGGGGTAGATGCCCGTTCTCGAAGAGATGTGTTCAATTCGCTGTTCTGGAGTAAAGTCGTCTTTAGTCTTATACTCTTCAATGTGAGTGACAAGTTTCTTCTTGGTCTTTGGTCGATTCTTGACACAGGAAAGCCAAAAGTGTTTTAACCCTGTAAACCTTTCATCCACCAGAGTATCTAAAGCGCCACTCTCACACATAGCTTCAAGAGCTTTCTTATTTAGTTTGGAGTAAACAACGTTCTCACTGAACAAAAGCTCCTCGGGAGTGTTGAAAGGTCTGTTGTTTAATATCTGCTCGATGGCTTTGTCACCCAGTCCCTTAATTGAGCTTAAGGGTTGTATCAGAACATTGCCCTCGGCTATCTCCCATTGCTGTGTTGACTTATTAACATCAACCTTTTGAACGTTGAATCCATATTTTTGAACCAGGTTTACTGCAAACTCCTTGCGAGCTTCAGGCTCCTTGTCGAGGAACGCAGCAGCCCAGCACTCTGGATAGTAGTAGTATAGCCAAGCACACTGGTAAGAGAGAACGGAGTAAGATACCGCGTGGCTTTTATTGAAGCCGTAGCCAGAGAAGTACTCAAACTTCTTCCACATTGCACCGGAAGTGGCTCGGTCGATACCCTTTTCAAGGCAACCATCCACAAACTTAACTCTGATCTTTTCTTTCTCTTGTGCGCCCTTGCCTGTTCCTTTCTTTGTCAAGAGCTTTCGGAGGAGGTTCCCTTCATCCAAGCTGATGTCCTTGCCCAGCTTATGAGCAAGAAGAGCAATCTGCTCCTGGAAGATGAGGAACCCTGCTGTCTCCGATGTTACTTCTTTAACAACGTTGTTGACATAGTGAATCCCATCAGGGTTCTTTTTGGCTTTCGCGTACTCTTGGTCTACCTTGGCGGACAGAGGACCGGGACGGTAAATCGAAGTGATAGCAGAGATATCAATAATGTTATTTGGCTTTGCGCTTTTACAGAATTTCTGTGCGCCTTCGTTTGTGAACTGAAAGATGCCAACAAAGTTGCCCTTGTGGAAGACATGCTTATAGACTGCTTTATCTTCCAGGTCAATGACATCAGGATGCAGGTTCTTATTGTACCAGGACCTAACGTCATCATAGGTTGGATTTTCAACGCCTTTGGTTCTCTGGAGAAGGTGCCTAATACAGGACTCAACCATTTCGAGAGTTGAAAGCCCAAGAAGGTCAAACTTAATAAAGCCAAGAGGCTCAAGATGACGGACGTTCTGTCCTTCTGACCAAGGAGTTTGCAAGATACCGCCTGAACTAATCAAAGGCATATGCTTATCCAGGTCTTCTCCGATTACGACGCCGCCTGCGTGCCTACTGGTTGAACGACGTTGACCAAACAAAGCCTCGACGTGTGTTTTAATCTGGGGGTAGTTTCTTAAGAACCGTTGGAGGGATTCAGAGAACTCCATAACCTCTTCGAAGGTCGGAGCGTATACTCCTGCTTTGATGCCATGCTTTGCCTTGGCTTTGGGCATAGCTTCCTTTTCCATTACTGACGTAACAGAGTTGACATCTTTGAACGGGACGTCATAAAACTTACTGATGTCCTTGATCAGAGATCGAAGCTGTAGAGTATTAAAGTTTGAAATAGGGATAACAGTTTTATGACCCCACTCCTCTGCCAGGATCTCCTTAAGACCGAAAGCATCAGAAACATCATAATCGATATCTGGATAGTCTTGGGCGTCAGATCGCAGGAAGCGGCTGAACAGCAGCCCATACTTGATAGGGTCAACCTGCGTGATTCCTAAAACATATGCCACTAGGGACCCAGCGGCAGAGCCCCTGCCTGGACCTGAAAGCATATGCTCGTTGGCTTTATCCGCGATTGCCTTCATCGTCAGGAAGTATTTGCTGAAGCCTCTTTCATCGATGACACGCAATTCGTGTCGCAAGCGCTCTACATACTCATTTTTCTTATTGAGCTTAAGGGATTTTAAGCCATCAATACATTGAGCAATCAGTGCATTGGTAGCTGTCTGTCCTTCTGGGACCACAAACGAGGGCAAACGAACTTTATTATCAGGGATAAACCCTTCAATACGATTGAAAGCAATATCATGGGTAAGAGTAATAGAGTCAAGAACGTCAGAATCATTATAAGGTCTGTCAGAATACTTGCTGTATTCCTTATAGGATTCCCACATTTGATCGCCATTTTTAGGATATAACTCATAGCCGATTTCCTCCAACTCTTCCGGCAAATCAGGCGAGAGCCAGTCCGGTAACTCTTCGGGCTTGTCCTTGTATTTAGTTATGGCTGGTAGAATTCCTAATCGTTTGTATAGCTCTCGATCCTTCCAAGCGTCAGGGCTCGGGTAGTGGCTATCTGCTGTAGAGATTACCTTAATTCCAAATTCCTCTTTCATTTGAAGGATGTAGTGATTAAGGTTATGCTGGTCCTTTGACTTAATCCACTGTAATTCGCCATACCAACGGTCACCAAAAATATCTAACATTTTTTTGGTTGTGTCTCGCATAGCCTCTAAAACAGCTTCTTCTCCCTTGTCCTTATTGTTCCAATACAAGGTGGCGTAAACGCCTCCGAGACAAGCAGAGGAAGCAATAATTCCTTTGTTGTACTTCTTAAGAAGTTCGAAATCCAAGCGGGGATATCGATAGAAGTTATCGCCCTGGAAGGATTCCGAAATAAGATTAAAGATGTTGTTTAATCCTTCTTGGTTTTGTGCGAGCAGTATAAGATGGCTTCGGCTGCGGAGTTTATTAGACTTGCGCTTAGAGGCAGACTCGTCTTCGGCTGTAATCTTCTCTGATTCTTTCTTCGCTTTAGATGCAGTCTTCTTATCCTGCTGGGCTTTATTGTATTCCTCTTTCCACTCTTTTACGGATGGAGTAAAGTATGCCTCACAACCATAGATTGGCTTAAACTCTTTGCCTTCTGACTTCATCTTTTTAGCATGAAGAATCTGATAAGCCAGTCCATTCATATTGCCGTGGTCAGTTAGGGCTAGGGCATCGGCTCCATTACTATAGGCATAGTCCATATGAGCTTGGGGATACCCAAGGGCATCGAAGGGCGAGCCTGCTACTGAATGGGCGTGTAGTCCGACAAAAGGGATAGATGATTTGGTGCGTTGCATAATTCCTCACTATTGATTACAAGTATTATAGTGTTGGAATCGTGACAAGTCAAGCCTTATTTAATCAAGTTCCTTTTTTTGGATCGTTGACGACCTGAACGAAGTATTGACCTTCTTTGGTTTTACGGACGATGCGCCTTACCGCATCCGTTGAATCAAAGGTGGCTTTCATATGCTTACGAGCTTCTTCCTCTGTAGCAAACACTTCAGCGCCATCTAGATTATCCGCTACTCGTGGAGTTTCCTTGGGTGCGGGTCGAGGATCCGAGGGGACCATTCGGGTTTGCGGTTTGGTCTTCAGCGTGCGAGCCCAAAAGCCGTCATCGGCATCAAGAACTTCTCTAATAACGCTTTTTAAATCATCATATTTCATTATACTAACTCCGTCTTTATTAAATAGTTACGTTCAACTTAAATACCTTTCTCCTCTATCGCAAAGAAAGGTTACCACCACTCCGGTGGGATTGTTTTTTTCTATCCATCGCTCGGCGGCGAGGACGTTTGCGCCAGAACTGATGCCGACGAGCAAGCCATTTTCTTTTGCTAGCTGGCTGGCTCTTTGCTTGGCGTCTTCAGTACTCACCAGTAGCTCCTCATCGATCAGGTTCTTGTCCACTAAAAAGTCAGCGCCGTCATTGATCCCTTGTATCCCATGAGTAGCTGCATCTTCGGCTGGGGTTGTTAGGAGCATTTTGGTTTCCTTCCATAACCGAGGGAAGTAGGATTGACATCCCATAATCGTTCCCCCTGTACCGGCTCCGCTTACAAGGGCTGACAAACGTGCGGGTATTTCTAGGACAGATTGCGCTATCTCTACAGCAGTGGTGCGACGGTGGCACTCAATGTTGTCAGGGTTGCTGAATTGTTTGGGTGACCAGTAATTAGAATTCTCTTCCAGCATCTTATCACGGAGAGATATTGCATCTTTGAACGCACTTGGTCCAACCTCAACAATGGTCGCGCCGTAAGCCCTCATCATTTGCTTTCGTTCTTCGCTCATATTGCAAGGCATAATCACAACACAATCAAGGCTGTGGGCAGCCGAGAGCATTGAAAAAGCGATGCCAGTATTTCCCGAGGAAGCCACCACAATGGTGTCTTTTCCTTGTAGATCTCCACGCTCTAAGGCTTTCGAAAGGATATAAGAAGCCATCCTGTCTTTGATAGAGCCCGAAGGGTTATAAGTTTCTAGCTTTGCATAAAGCTTTTCACCTAGCTTTATAAATGGTGTGTTACCAATTAGGTTGTTTATGTCATTCAATTTCGTCTACTCCAATTCCATTCCATTCTTTGTAAGACAAGAGGGATTTACCTGGCCTTCTGATATGTGCCTTCTCGACAGCCATATACTTCTTGTATTCTTCCCAAGAATCAATTCTCCAGTATCTTTCCAATTCGTGAACCTTTGCTCCGTCTAAAGACAGTGTATCAAAAACTTGCTCAAGTTTAAAGTGCCTATAAGAATATCTTTCTTCAATAGGTAGTTTCTTTGTTCTCGCTTCGTCCTCATAAACACCAGTTGATTTTACAGCCACTTCGGAACTCAACCTCCTAAACGTATCGGGGGTTGCTGTGAAGGCTAGATACTCACCATCAATTATTGTCTTTCCATTGTGTGAAAGATAAAAAGGTCTCTTGGAAGATATGGCTTTTCGATGCTCCCGAACTTTCGAAACGTGGTAGACTCCATAAGGGAATGCTGTGTAATACATATCAGGTTTCAAATGAATGCTTAACCTTCCGCATACCTTTTGAGACATCCATGCGCCGTACAGCACACTCCAAGATAAGCAGTCACGCTTCTCTCTATCTCTTGGATGGATAGGTACATAGTGGATAGGCACTGGCTTGTGGAATTTGTCTCTTTGAAGTTCATATCTGCGATTAATCCAAACAGGGTCTTGGACATAATCTCCAAGACGATGCCTTATCAAAGGCTGCATGTCCGTATGGCAGATGAGCCATATTGTCTCGCAACCAGCATAAGCACATTCAATAACCGCCCTTTCAACAGCCAAGTAGTTTTGGGAGATTGGCATTAGCGAATCATGCCAAGGCATATTGAAGTCAAGCGGTTGCCCTGCTACTGGCACTATTCCTGCAAGATGAAATCCACTCATTTAAAACATTCTCTTCGGTTCTATTATCAACTATTATATTGCCTTCTTCAACAAAGTCAAATGCTTTGTTTGGTATAACTTCTCGATGATAAAGCTCAAGGCGTATTGGTAAGAACTGACGGACTCCATTTGATTGTCCGTTAATACCTGCTTCTTTCATCATCGAGATAGTCTTAAGTCGAGCAACAGTGTCAGAATAATCAGGACTATGTAATTCTTGCTTTGTTAATATAGATTCTGATGCTAGATCTTTATATCTTACGTTCCCATCGATTCGTTCGGAAAGATAGAAATATATCTTATTTACAAATGAATTTTCAGGGTCTTCAAGGAAGTCAAACTTGTGACCTGCGCCAGATCTGACATCAAACCAGTCGATAACTTTATAATTATCAGTCCTCTCGTTTATCTCAAAAGGGATTCCCTGGATGCCTTCAGGGTTGAAAATACGTAATTTTTCATATTCAATATGAACAACTGAACCGTTCTTGGTTACGACTTTGACTTGGTTTTCTTCAGGAGTGATTTTGATAGAAACCAAATTATCGGCAAAAGGATGCTGACCGTCAATAGCCGCCTTGAACGTAAGTTCTCTAACAAGTTCATACTTGGAATCTCCTTCATTGATGCTTTTTAGCCCCAAATCATATGAAGTACAAAACTTGTCGAAAGGTAATATAGTAGGCTCGTGAAGAGCGAGTATTTTAGTGCTGTGTTGATTTGCATAGATGATAGCATTTAGATTTTCTCCTATTACTAATTCTTTCCAATGATACAAATGACCCCTTAGCATCCATCCTCTTTGTTTTTGGAGTTCTTGATATTACGGTGCCACTTTTTAAGGATCCGAAGGTGACGGGGCTTTTCATAGCACCTGCCCTCTGGTTTCGGATACCTAATAGCTGTGACCCAAGCTGCAATCCATTTCTTTTTTAGATTTTTGAATCCGCACTTCCTCTCGGCAACATGAAGTTTCTTCTGTATGTGCTTCATCCAGGCATCTGCTGCCTCAACGTGCTTCGTTCTATTGATCCCATAAGCCTTTTCATACCAAGGCCATTGCTGAAGGATACCGATTGCCATTGGCAACCTCTTGTTCTTGATAACCCTGTAGTCTCCCTTTGCTGCTGGATTGTATCCAGACTCCGAGCAAGAGGCGGCTAAGACCATTCCTTTTAAAGATGATGGCACGTTGTACTTCTTCTCTACCTTTACCAAGTCCCATAAAAGTTCTTCTTTAACGGTGTCTGGGTTCGCATTGTGGCAGGAGTATTGTGCTTCGAATACCAAGTCTTGGTAGGAAGGGTCTGTAGTTGCTGTTGTTAGTAAAGTCGCTAGTGCGAGTGTAAAATTAATCATTATTCATATCTCCGATTATAAAGGGTGGCTGTTTTTAGACCAGACTGATCCTATGTTTGATAAACCCTCATCATAATTCCACGATAACTAGGGCTCAAAATCCAAAAATCCAAATTTATTTACAAAGTCATTGTTTTTAAACGATTAATAAACTTGCTCATTAAGCTTCGTGCGGTCTCAACATATTTCTCTTTAGAAGCCCAGCCGCGCTCTGGAAATCTCATATCCAAAGGAACCTTGTCGCTGTCAGGAACTTCAAGATCGGTGTAAGAATGCCAAACATACTTACATTTATCCTCATCAAAGTCCCCATCCTGGATTGCGTCGATGATCTTACGTGTGACTGCGATATCGATACGGGAGCCTTCGCCATATGGTCCGCCTTGCCAACCAGTGTTCACAAGCCAGCACTTAACATTATGCTTCTTTATCTTGGAGCGCAATAACTCTGCATATACTCCAGGGCGCAGAGGCATAAAAGGGGAGCCAAAGCAGTGCGAGAACGTGGGCTCTGGCTCCGTGACTCCTTTTTCTGTTCCTGCCACTTTTGCTGTATAGCCAAGCAAAAACTGTTCGACTGCCTTGTCAGGATCTAAGCGTGCCACTGGTGGGAGGACCCCATAAGCGTCACACGTCAGCATGATAATATTAGTTGGATGTTCACACCGGGGCTCAAGCCATATGTTATCGATGAAACTTAAAGGGTAAGAAGCTCTGGTATTTTCTGTGAGGGTCGCATCATCAAAGTCAGCGTCGTCATCTTTAACGACTACGTTTTCTAAAATCGTTCCAAACTTATGACAGGCGTCAAAAATCAAAGGCTCTTTATCTGGGGAGAGGCGTATAGTCTTGGCATAGCATCCCGCTTCAAAGTTGAACAGTCCGGTTGATGACCAGCCATGCTCGTCGTCTCCGACAAGATAGCTGTAGGTATCCGAGGATAGCGTCGTCTTTCCTGTGCCGGATAATCCAAAAAAGACGGTAGACTTGTGATCTTTTTCGCGGAGGCTTACAGAACAGTGCATTGGCAGTACGCCCTTTTGAGGCAATAAAAAGTTCAGCACTGTGAACACACTTTTCTTAATCTCACCTGCGTAATCTGTGCCACTGATTAAGATTATCTTCTTCTTGAAGGAAATGATCACCCTTGGTTCTTCAGTGTACGATGGCATTGAGTAAACTTGAAACTCTGGCTTGAAATCTTTAATCTCCTCTGGGGATGGTTTAAAGAACATGTTCTTTGCAAACAAAGAGTGCCAGGGCTTTATGGTGTTAACTCGAATAGGAAGCTGATGCTTGTCATCGGCACAGGCATACAAATCTTGCTCATAAAAGCGATGGGTCTCTGCCTCTGAGAGGAAGCTGCTTGAATACTCTTCAAACTCTTCTTCGCTAATAGGCTGATTATTCTCCCAGTCAACGAGTTTATCAGTAATCTCGTCTCTTACAATATACTTCGCATCTGGCGATCGTCCTGTATGAGGAGTAGTCTCAACGACTAAAGCCCCGTCGTTTGTAAGACGGGGCTTATTAACTTTTTTAAACAAGGTCCAGTAGACCAGCGCTGCGCGGGATAGATTTCTCATTATTCACCTTTAATATTATCGAGAAGCCCCATTAGTACGTGGTTTTCTAATACTAGATGATATTGCTCACCACCTACAGATAGAGTCTCAATTGTATGAGTTGGTACGATAACCGTATCCCCCGGTGACCATTGAGAGTTACAGTCTTGGGCTGGCGTGACGACACTTACCATGGCAAATGCCTCACGCTGCTTATACTCTTCCGGTACAAGGACCAAACTCTTATTTTCTTCTCCTTGCTCTAACTGTTTAGAGACAAGGAGGTGACGGTTAAAGGGAACTGGATTCATACTAAATTCCTAGCTTTGAAGAAATCTTATCATAGATCTCGGAGAAGTGTTCAAAATTTTCGTTATCAGAGGATAGCATGCGGTACGCCTTAATGACATAACGAAGCTCGTCTTTCGTGATCCAGCCGTTATCAACATAATTTTTCTTTAAGTCTCGGCGGTGCTCTTTGTAAGGCTCCATCTCGTCTTCTACAGCTTTGAACGCTTTAATAAAGTCAACAATGTATTCGTCTTTGGTTTTTTCTTGCTCACTCATTTAATTCTCCTTGGGTAGTTATATCTCATATTATAGCAACTAAAATTATAAAGTCAAGTATTAAGTGACCTCGCAGGCTCCTGCTGCGCACGCCTGCTCTCCTTTGAGATCTGTGTTGTCTTCAAGCTCAACTACTTTAGATAAATTCACGCTACTGAGGGCTTCAGCCAGCTTCTCATACTTCTCTGAGGAGCAGTCTTCAAACGGAGCCTGTACATATGAGCCCCCGTTATGAGGTAAAACAGAAAGCCCATTATAGTAATCTCTGTTTTCCCACATCCACTCGCCTACGTCGATCCACTCTGAATCTTTAATCGATACAGTGGCAGAGACATTATGAGTGTTTTGTCCTCGGCGGTGACCGGGCTTAATCCACTCTTGGCTGACCTTCTTCACCCTTTTTAAGAGTTGTAAGGCACTTTCGTGTCGTGTAATCGCAGCTTCAGGAGCTTTCTGTGGTACTGAAATTACAGCCGTATCGTGCGGTCTAAAGTACTCGTCTTCAACAAGCTCGGGATGGTTAATAGAGAGATAAGTATAGATAGGCTCGTTCTTACCGACTCGGATACGGCGGATATAGTAATCGTTGTGCCAAGCATGAATCCCAGATGAAGTTCCTAGTGTCAAGGAAGTTGTTCCAGCAGGTTTTACGCAGGTTGTGCGGCTTGCTGGTTTGATTCCTATCAGCTTTGAAACTCTTTGGTTTTCTTTTTTAACCAGTCTCGCTCCCTTGGTCATATCAAGACCTAAAACATTACCGGAGGCAATGCCCGTCATAGACACGCCAATGAGTCCGTCCTTTTCCGTGTGACGTTGCCAGATATCGCGTAGGTAATGGAAATCAGTGTACCCTGCTTGCAAAGTTGCGATAAACGATGCAGCTTGGACTCTTCCTTCATATTCTTCCTGTGAGTCAACGTCGCTAACATTCACTTCTGTTAAATTACAGAACTGATATGGTCGCAGAGCGATCTCGCAGCAAGGGTTAGTCCCCCAGTCCTTATCGTTAGTAAAATAAAACCCTGGTTCACCTGAATTTGAGGCTTTTACTCTATCCCATAGCTCCGCAAAGTATTCTTTTGTTATGCGGTGTCTCATCAGGACAATTGAATTGTTCGCTCTACCTCGCTGGGGGCTAGTTTCCCACCATTTACCAGCTTTTGAGGCGAGCATTTCTTCATCGTCGGCGCTAAAAAGAGAGATAAGAGCAGCGCGACGAATGCCACCGGCAAGTACAGCATCGGCAATATAACAAACAATATCGTGTACTTCAATTGGCTCAAGTTTGTCGCCATTTTCTTTCGCGTCAAGTATACCCTCGATTTTTAATAAGCACTCTTTGAGAGGTTGAGGTCCCGGTGCTTTGCCACCAGAAGTAACTAGTCGCGAACCCTTGGGACGGATGTCTGAAAAATCAAACCTTATCCTAGATCCTCCGTGAAAATAGCTACGAAGCAAAGTCTTAACGGAATCAGCCCAGCCTTCAATAGAATCGCCAATTAAAAACCGGCGAGTTCTTTTTGAGCTTGGTTTCTGAACTTCTGGAAGAGCTTCAACATGGTGCTTTTGAACTGAATACCCTACACCAGTACCTCCAAGGAGAAGAAACATTACCTCGCTAAAGGAATGCCAATCATCAATAGGAAGATAAGCGCAATTATAAATACGGTTGGGTGCGACCTCAATGGGTTTGCCGCCAAACTGCATAGAGCGCATAGAAGGGAGGACTTTTTTATCATAGACGTAATTGTACGCCTGATTAATCTCTTCTTTTAGCTCGGGATACTTTTTAATATGCATCTTCTTGTTTCTCGAAACAAGTTCCTTCCAAGTTTCCCGTCTTTCTTTCTTGGGTAAATAACGTGCATATTTCATATGCACTGTGATATCTGATAATATTTGATTAGCTGTTTGCATCTTTACTTCCTTCATTTTTTGCGCTATTGAACTCCTTCTTGCTTTTCTGATAAACCTCAACAAGTTTATTCACCGGCTTTCTTTCATCTGAAACAATTGGGGCGTCCAGTATCTTTATTTTTACTCTTGATGTGTCCATAAAGATAGGAAATACAAGCCCATCTGGTCCATTTCTGTTTTTAGCTACAAAAATGCGACCTTGGTTTGTGTTCTTATCTTCTATTGTTCGTGAAACTGAAAATATCATATCTGCAACAAAGCATTTACTAAACGCTTCCGAGATAGATTCCATCGTAATTACTTCTGCGTTCAAACCAGACCTATTAGTTTGGGAGGCTGTCCAGATAGGACATTCAAATTCTTGTGCTAAAGCACGGAGTCCTTCATAAATAGACTCTAACTCATTCCTTTTCTCCCTATAACTTCCCACTGGTTTGAGCAAATCACCGTAATCTACTATAATCATTCCAATTTTTGTTTTATTTTTTTGTAACTTTTCTAGATGAGAGTGCAAAGTATTAACTGATGCTGATTTGGTTGGGTATTCTTTAATGACTAGCTTACCCTCGACTTCCTTAATCGAGTCGTACACCATGTCTTTCATTGAGTGTAGATCGCCCAGGCGGACGCCGCTAATACAACTATCGTAACGGAGCCCTGTCACCTCTTCTGACAACTCTAGTGTATAGTGTACAACGTTGCGTCCTGCTTTGACCGCTTCTGCTCCCAGATGAGCGAGAACCATTGACTTACCTGCTCCGGTGGGGGCAATGACGACGCCAAGCTCTCCCTTCCCAAGACCATTTTTTGTTAGGTTATCAAGTTTATCCCATCCGGTGGACACGGGGTTTCGTGCTCGAAGCTCATATCGCAATTCAAAATCTTTTTGAAAGTCATGACCGTAATCGTTATCGATACCAAGATTCAAGGCATCGTCTATCAATTTCTTGATTTCATCATACGAAGAGTTCTGAAGCAGGTTAACAGATTTTAATATCGCTTCTTTTAGCTTCTGCTTCTTGCAAAAGTCGAGGGCAGTGCTCTTGATATATTCGCCGTCAGTGGGGGCTCTTACGATTGAGCGGGCAAAATATCGACGGACCTGCTCACGTGTCGCTTCAGATTCATCATCTAGCTCTGTTCTTATAATAGAATCAAAGATCTTTGAGGTAGGATGAACCTTGTACTTGGCTCGGTAGTTGAATATCTTAGAGACAAAAACTTTTAAGTAATTTAACTCAAAAAAGTTAACGTCAAGCACTTCTTCTATTTGTTCCGAAAAGGGGCGATCTTCAAGAATTAAGTAAGCGAGTACTTCTTGAAAATTCTTGCCATATTTTGAGAAGCTGATGTTTTCTTTTTGCATTTCTGTCCCATGTTTATTTCTCTATTATACTGAATCGGTTCTCACTTTTCAACCGATATTCTATTAAAAATTTGATATAGGTCTATCCAGTTGAATTCTCCGAAGCCATCTTGAATCATCATCTTCTTAATTTCAGTCTTATTGAACGTAATCTCACAATTCTTAATTGTTTCTCTTAGATATGTCTTGCCTTGGACACTAATGCTTGGAGCATAAAGCTGCATCATTTTATAATTTTGGCGGACGATATCTTCGCCTTCTATGATGTTAGTGTATGCCTTGGCTGTTGAGTTGGCATTCTGACAGTGTTTAAGAACCTCGTCAATGGTGTGAGATTCCTCATCTGACAAGAAAGGGAAACGATTTGCCACGGTCGTTAGTCCGATACCAGCGATTCCAGGTAGGTTATCGCTTTTATCTCCGACGATTGCACGAGCAAGGGCCATATTTTGAGGGTGTATCTTGTGATTTTCAAGAATGTCTTTTTCATTTAAAAGCTGCTTCTGGATTGGTCGATACAGGATTGTTTCAGAATCGACCAGTTGGAAGAAGTCCTTATCGCTAGATACAATAATTTTCTGCCATCCCTTTAAACAAGAAGCGTCTTTAACAAACGAGATGATATCATCTGCTTCTACGGAAGGAAGAAGAAGCTGGCACAGGGGCATGTTGTTAAAGTATTCCATTAAACGAACTTGCTGCCATTTCCTGTTTTCTTCTTTGGCGGCTGGTGAAAGAAAGGTGCTATCCCAGTTAACCTTTGCAGGCTTTCGACCTTCCTTATATCCTTTATTGATGCTTCGTCTGCGTTGCGAACCGCCGGGTCCGTCCCAACAAATGAAAACCCTGTTGGGTTGTGTCTCGCGTAGTAACTTTTGAAGGATCTTCAAGGAGCCCTTTAGTCCTCCAATGGGATCACCGTTAACTGATAAGGAGGGATCGACTATCCATCCTCGGTAGAACATATTAAACATGTCTATGATAAGACATCGTTGCTTCTTCATTATAACCTCTTAGGATTTTTTATTTGTTTTTACTTTCTTGATCCTGAATGCGTATATACCGTCAATCGACAATGCTTTATCGACCATCTTGGCAATGAATTCATTCGTGGATGTTCCAAGTGCATAAAATTTAATCTTTGTAAGAACTTTTTCTTTTCTATCTGTCATCTTCTCGGTAGATTCAGAGTTGACGATGACGATACCACATAAAGCTCTTACCTGATCCAATATCTCTGTGACTTTGAATTCACGGTCATAATGAATCTCGACAAGAGCCTTATACTCGGCAGTTTCTAGCTGCTCTTTGATTATTCTTCTAAGATTACGAAGAGTTTGCATAACGTTATAAATAGTTATTTCTTCTTATTAAACTTGTTTTTCTTTTTGTTCTTTTTGCGCACGGTTTTGACTCTTCTCTTGTTCACCGGCTTGCTGATGGGCTTTCTTCCCTGGTAGTAGTGGCGGTTAATCGTAATGTTACGACGGTGGGCTCTGCGTGGGGAACGCCAGTTGTGATCACGGCGATATGGAAGCGGTCTCCAATCGCGATATACCATAGAGGGTCGGCGTACTGGTGTCCGATAAGATACATACGGATAAATATCAGGAATCGAATCGGCATAGACAATCTTATCTGGATAGATAACACCATCGGCTGGAATGCAAGTGGGTGTCATAAAGACCCCACCACTTAACATAATATACAATACACAAACACTCATTTTATTCTCCTTTAGAATCGACCTTGTTCATTTTTTGGTCATACTTTTTGACGATCTCATCCTCTATTAATTCAATAACTCTTTGTTTAAATTTCTCATTTTGTAATTTCTTAGTCCACGTCTTGCTTTGGAACTTTTCTGGAGTTCCATCTTTATGAATTAATGAATACCAAGCTCCAGACTGTACAATATTCGGAGAGGACATCAAAGCATCGAGCCAGCTTTCTTCGTCTTGAATGCCGGGGTTCTGACCAGTAAATAGTATGTTAAAGTTGCATCTCCTTCCTGTTGTTCCGAATCTTGATTTTTCCAACTTTACCTGAACCTGATAGCCGATCCTATCATTTCCATCCATGATGAAGGATGATTTGGACTTGCGACCAGTCAACCATACACGCAGAGAATAAGCATAATGCATAGCTTTACCGCCGGGTGTGACCCAAGGGTTAGTCATTACCTCGATTCGCTGCGCAGGGTTAGAAGCAATGTTAGTTTTTAACTGATTAAGAACCAAGAAGGTAGCCTGTGCATTAGCAATAGGCACGGTCAGCTTCGACATACCCTTAGCTAAAATCCTGGCTTTTACTGCCATTGAGGATTGAGGATTGAAGTCGCCTTCAACGTCCGAGATGGCAGGCGTTAAAGCTAAGGAATCCCAAATGAACAGCATTTGTCCCTCATTGGAGCCCAACAACTCTTCAATAGTCTCTAGGACCATTTCGACTGAAGTCGCCTGTACATACAGACACCTGTTAAGATCTACGCCAAGTGCAGCTAGATATCCTGGATCGATGGCTGACTCTGAATCAAAGTAGACAACATCCATATCCATCTTTTGAGCGTTTACAGCAACCTGGGTTGCCATCCAAGACTTGCCTGCCCCTTCGAGGCCGGCGATCTCTGTAATCTTACCGACTGGGATTCCTGCTGTCTTTCCTCTACAGATAATCGAATCAAGAAAGCGGGAGCCCGTTGGAATCCATTGCTTCACTTCGGTTGGGTTATCCTTGGTTAGGTCATGGGCGACGGACATCCCCACCTTCTTATTAATTAGATTTTTCATCTCTGTCAGGCTCAGACGCCCTATCTTAGTTGCTTTTTTAGCCATTTGTTTTCCTTTTTTGTTGTTTTATTTAGCTATGATTAATAGCTCAGAAGACTTCTTGCTCTTATTCATACCGTAGGACCACTTGGCTTCTACAATATTATAATCACAGTATAAGTCTCTTATGTCATCGCAATCGTTATAGGACAGAACCCAGTTTGATCTCTTTGTCAATAGGCTATGTAGCCCATCGTGGTCGAAACCAGAGTGAGTGCTTCCCTTATCCCCGTAAAGCTTGTCTGATTTCTTTCCAAGCATGTAAGGAGGATCTAAATACAAAAAAGTGTCAGGGTGTTTTGAAATGGATTCTTTAAATCCTTCACACTTGACACTTAGATTGGGTTCTTTAAAATTCCTGACTCTTTCAACTGAAGAGTTAGTAAATCTTGCGTATGCTGCGCGTTGAGACCATCCGCCGCTGAAGGTAGCTCCTGAGAAGCTGCTGCGATTTATCGCATAAAACTTTGCTGCGTTAGTTATGGAGTACTTGCTTTCCTCTCTCAACTCTTCGCGTATCTTAGTAAAGTCTTCTTTTAAAAGACCTTTAACCTTGATATCGTTTAATTCAAAAAGACTGTGGTCTTTTCTAAATGAGCCAACAACTCGGGCTAGCTCTTGTGGCGATTCTAAGAGAGCTTTCCAAAACCAAGTCAAAGGCTCAAACAAGTCGTAGCCATGAACTTTAATCCCTTTTTCTGCCAAGGCTAATTCAACCGATCCACCACCGAGAAAGGGGGAGCAAAGCTCCCCACAATCCTCGGGAATGAACTCCATTATTGTTTTAACAGCACGGGTTTTACCGCCTGGATAACGTAATGGTGATTTCATAGCCTATTCGCCTTCAATATCAATAATCTCTACCTCGAAGGTAAGGTCTTCACCAGCCAGCGGGTGATTGTGATCAAGAACGACCGTGCTCTCACCAAGACTAATGATCCGAGCTAGAACCTGTTCACCTGTAGGGCTTGCTCCTTGGACAGTGGCTCCGACGCTAAACTCGTATCCTTGTGGGAACACAGTCTTGGGGTACTCTTGGATTGCATCTTCCTTGACTGCACCATAGGCATCATCAGTTTTAACTGTAAATGTCTTAACTTCGCCAAGCCCCATTCCTTGCAAGGCACTATCAAATCCGCTAATCAATTGACCCGACCCCACTTGGACTTGAATTGGGTTTCCTCGTGTTTTCGAATTGTCGAACTCTGTACCATCTGTCAACGTGCCTTTATAATGGACCTTCACGTTATGTCCTTTAGTAATCAAACTCATTAAAAATCCTTGTTTTGTGTAAATGAGACACCTGTAACCCCGTGCCTCCCTGCGGTGTTCGACTAACTGAAGAGCTAGCCGCCGTTCTTTGTTGACTGTACATGAGTGCGTACAGTATGAGCATCGGTCTTGATCCGCTGCATTGCCTTGCGGACTCGGGTGCCTGCGGATGCATTGCCATCAACATAGAACTTATTATAATCCGTTCGCACTTCTTCTAGAAGGGTAATCATATTAGTAAGTGTATCTGGTGTATTTGTATCGTTATTCATTTTGTTCCTTTTTTTTTGTTGTGAAGTGAGACACCTGTAACCCCGTGCCTCCCTGCGGGCAGACTATTATTCTTGCAGAAGTTCGTCAAATTTACTATCGATGGAATCTCCACCATATTTCTGACTTTCAGTGGAGGCACTCTCTACTTCGTCATCATCACCAAGCTGGCTTGCGATAAAGTCATCAAGCATCGACTGCACCTCTGTTGCACTCTTCTTCTCGAAAACGCTATCAAAGTCAGGGATTTGCGTTAAAGCAGCCGAGACTTTCTCATCCTCATCAAAGAGTTTTGTTGTCTTTCGACGAGGAGTAATTGAAGTTTGCGGGAATTGTGCGCCGGGGGGCTTACCATATTTAATAACAAGGTCTGTACCTTCTTCTGTATCCGTAATATCGCCATAATCGGGATTGAGAACAAGATTTAATAGCTCTTGATAAGCCATTTTACCAAATCCCCAGATGCGGACACCCTGATCTTCTTCGCCACGGACTACCACCGGAGAGAAGAAGCGCTGGCGGGCAGAAAGATTCTTTGCCATCTTAATGCTCTCTTCGTCGCCTTGGCGATAAAGATCACGAACGTAACTGTCTAGCGGACAATCCTCGCCAAAGTTCTTCTTTGGACTCAAAAACCCAGGGTTGTTTCCAAGGTTGTAATGAAACCAATATTCCTTAAACGGGTCGCCATCGGCTGTGGGGACGATACGAATAACCTGTTCACCGTCTTGAGGACGCCAAAAGGCACTCTTTTTATTTCCATTTCCTTGCAGGCTTTCTAGCTTCTGCTTCATCTTATCCATATTAATAGCCATTATATTCTCCTTTTGAATTTAGCTAAAGTAAGCTCGGCAAATCTTCCAAGCTTCTCAATAAAATACAAGATCGCATCACGATAATTCTCGTAACTCTTACGATCGTAGATGAACATATTATACCGCCTTACAAATCAAAGTCAATATGAAAGTTAAGAATTTTGTACGAAACTAGCGTTTGCAACAGAATATACATAATCGTCATCATAATCAGTGGAATAAATTCCATAAGTTACACTAATTTCTGTATTATCTATTTTAGATTTTACCTGTTGCATTATTTTTCGGTGCAATCCCTTATCGTTCTTAAGACTATTCTTATTTATTGCATAATAGTATATCTTTTCACGCGGAAATTGCAAGGGGAAAAATAAAGTCTCCTTGCCATCTTCAAGATTAACCATGCCAAAGGTTGTAATTCGGCTTGCGACGTTGTTCTCTTCAAAGTTTGACGAAATTGGTTCTGAATGCTTGAACACATTAATCATATGGATAGCTGATACGATGAAATCGTTAATCTTATTATAATATTCAGCTATAGAGATCTCTCCCAGTATATCTTCAACAGCAGAGTTCTTGACAAGATAAATCCTTTCGAAGACGGAAGATCGTGCGTACTCTTGGAGGACGCCATAAGTAAGGTTTTCCTGTAGCTTTGCTGTCCTTGGTAGGAGGTCAGTATCTGGCTGGATATATAAGATACTAACCTTCTTATCTTGAAGCTGCTGAAGTATCCGCAATGCAGCGCCGCTGATTTTGCCTCCTCCTGCAAGAATAAAAAGGATTTCACCATCAATCTCTTCAATCAAGTCATCTAGAAAAGGACAGTTCTCTTCGTATTCTTCAGGGGATTTTTGTTCAGGAATTAACTTAAAGCCCTTGTTAAGCCAGTCAAAAGGTCGCCTTTCAGAATCCACTTTCAATACTTTATATTGAGAGTATTCGGCAAACTTTTCCGCTATATTACACCCGGCTGCGCCGAGTCCAATTATTGTATCCATTAAAACCTCTACTCGGTGCAAACTTCTTCTTCGATGATTTCCATAAGATTAGTATACATCTCTGCTGGGCTGTGTTTCAGCTTAAACCATTTACCACCAGAGGCAAGAGCTAGTGGCTCCCAGCCAGTGGCACCATAAGGCATTACAGAGTTCTTGCACCCTTCAGTGCTAAAAGTATAAATTGAGGTATCAGCCGCTGTTGAAATCATTTTTAGTAAGATGTCCTGTGTTGTGCCATCTATATCAGTGCTCCAGCTTCCTCCGACGAGGGCTTTTGGTATCCAATAACTTTGTCCATGTTCGTCAGAAAACACGATTATAACTCTCTTTGCGTTTGGTCGCCAGCTAACTTTAAAATTTTGTAACTCGGGAACTGACTCTTTTACAGCGTTACTAACCATAGTAGCCCAGGTTAATTCGTCTAACTGCCAAGGCTCGGAAGACGATAGATCCATCAAAGCCAGATAAAGAGCATCATATAACATTTCGAACTGACCGTTCATAGTATTTTTGTCTAATGACGAGAAGTCATACATAAAATCTTCAAAAGAAGCCATATCACTTACAAGCTCTAGATAGTTGTATTGTCCAAAGTTGCCGGGAGTTCTTGGGGCGACCATTAGTCCCCATTGTATGACCTCTTCGTCAGAGTAGTTCTTAGCAAACTCGTTAAGGGCAATCAATACTGCTTCGATCTCGCTCTCCATTGAGCCAGACCAGTCAACAATAAAGAGAATGTCAGTATCTTGCATTTCTTTGTTCTGATCGACGTCGCCGTCACAGTCTTCGTCTTCACCGTTACATTTATCTTCTGCAAGAGGAAGCACCTCTCCTTTGCAGTATCCCGAGATGAAGTAACCTTCGTCGCTGTAGTTGCCCCAACTTCCTTTCTCGCAGGTCATCATGCCAGACTGGCATATTCCAACGTTCATTGTTTCTACGGGTCCTGTATAGCATATCTCAAATAAATCCTCATCTATAAGCTGATTGCAGTTATCATCGTGATTGTTACAAAGTTCGTATGGAAGTGGCTTTCCTCCTAGAGGGTCGCAGTTAGGATCAGGAGGGTCTTGCCAGTGGCACATTGCATAACATGGAGTGAATCCGAGTGACGTACAATCTTTATCTTTGCACTCGCAAGTCTTATATCCAGATCCGCACAAAAGAGGGTCTTCTTGGCACTGAAAGAGGGTTCCGATATCCTGTATTGTGCATAGACAGTCTAATCCTTCATCAATTGCCCCGTCGCAATCGTTGTCGATCCCGTCGCACATTTCAGATTGAGGCTCTTTAGCCGTGCAGGCGGTCCATACTCCGTCGATACAAGTTTCATACCCGCCTTCACAAATAGTAGAGCACGGTCTAATCAAGTCTTCATCGATGTATCCGTTGCAGTCGTTGTCTATGCCGTCGCAGATTTCAGAAGGCTCTATACCACATTCGCCGCACGCATTAAGCTGGTCTTCATCCGTCTCGCCGTCGCAATCGTTGTCCAGACCGTCACAGACCTCTTCCATACAATCAGTCTCACACGCGCCTTCTTTAATATACCCCTTATCGCAATAGATCTTTTTAGTACCTGGGAGTCCATTGGACGTCGTGCAGTCCTCTTCACCCATATGAAAATTGCTTGGATTGCACTCTAAAAATTCTTCACACTCGCTAATGTGTATTACTTCGATGGGGTCTTTACAGATATCTTTTATAACTTTGATACGATATAGAGGTCCGTTGACACCAGGACAAAAATAATATTCTGTTCGGAGGCATTTTGCCTCATACTCGGCTTGGGACAAGACTGGTCTTGGATCTTCATTGACAGCTTGAGGGACATCCAGTGCGGAAGATGTGTTTGGCGCATCGAGTCCCGTGTCGCCGCAAGAGGCTATCGCGAGGACCAAGAAGGTGAATAATCCTTTTAATAATCCAGTCATATACTCCTAACTAGTGCTAAAAATTCATTTTTATCATACTCCCGTAATCTCTTCCAACAGATATATTTGTTTTATAATCTCCAAATTTTGTTTTTGAAAATATTGAATGTATAGTGGAGACCACTTCCTTATCTTCTTTACAAAAGTCGATTACAAGAGAGTCGTGCATACAAAAGGAGATATAGGACCTTTTATTCTTTAAGATCTTGCTAACCTCTATCATCTGATACA